ACCGTAAAGCAAAGTTGCATTAGAAGGTATTTTGCCCAGGTGGATGACATCCGAAGTTCCGGTGTTACCCGAAGCCGTGAATGAATCAAAACACACACGCACACGCCCACCCCACTCTGCGACATCGATGTTAGCAGCAAGAGTGCCGTCAGTAACTCCAGCCGCAACTGGGTCTTGAGCGGTGTAGTTTACACCGTATAAATTTGCCATAAGACTCCTTAGTGGCTAGTGGTTAATTAAGAAGGATCGCAAGCAATTTCAACCACACGCTCTTCTTCCAATCGCACCGATCCGATGGTCATGGAAAGATAGACGTAGGTGCTGAATCGCTTGTCAGCCCGCTCTGTGATTCTCGCGCGCACATCTTCCCAAACACAAAGGCCGATGCCGTCACGATGGAATGCGATCACTTGGTCATCGCTGCTTCCGTCAGTAGTGATCCGCTCGCTTCTGATAAACTGGAAACCCATGAAGGTGTCGAGTTCGCCGGAAACCAGGGCGCGCACGCTGTTATAGTCAGCGCTAGCAGCACTGATGCCGCCTGAACCAGAAGTTCCACCCATCGAGGTGTCACTGAGAAGCTTTGCCATCTGCTTGGCGTTAGCGACAATGAACAGATTCGGTCTTCCACCCATATCGTAATCGTCTGCTTCGCCGGCTCCTAAGATCCTGCGTGCTTCGATTAACTTACCGATGGTCAAACCTCTATCGCCTGAACCTGAATCGTAGGTATTGAAATCAACGGCGACTTTCTGCCCTGCGGGAAGAGTTGCTTGCGTTGATCCACCTTTTCCAGTGAAAGCAGTTCCAAGCGCTTCAGAGATGATCAGATCATCCATTGCTCGTCCCATCGCATAAGCTGCGTTGACGGCATAAGGTGATGCTGGATCAATCAACATGCGGAGCTTGTCGCTGTTATCGACCATATCTCCCCAATCGTATGATTTCGGCACTACGCGCCTGCGATCATGCGGGGTGTCAATGAGCGGAGAATCCGCGTGGCGTGAAGTGACTTCTTGCGCGTTGGTGCTTCCAATACGCTCCATGAAGACTTCTTCACCGACTTTACCGGTTTCTAAGCGCACAGCATTTCGCAAACGCGAACCTTGCTGTTGCACTAGCAGCATCACGTTGTCCGTGTACTGCTTAACAAATGCAGTAGTAATCTGTGTAGACATGGAATAACTCCAAAAACAAAGGTTTTGATCCCTTGCGTAACAATTGGAGTTATCCCGAACAGTGGGGTTCCGGCCTGCTAGCTACTTGGGCGCTCGCGCGTTATCCTCAAGCTATGCTAGGCAAGCAAGGTGGATGAATTTCGTAGGTTAATTATATCATTTAACCCATGTATTGATAAAGATCCTGCATGCGTTTTACAGCTTCACTGTGCTTCGGATGATACGCATCACGATAGGCTTCCATGAAATCTGCATCTGCGCGCAAGTCTTCCATCGTTGAGCTTGCCGTGGCTGGCGACATGCCGCCTAGCTGCTCGCCTGTGCCAAGCATGACAGAACCATCTTCAGAAAGCGCTTGGCCGATCTTGCTGAAGGTTTTGATCAGACCAGGATGGTTGCCCAAGCCGGACTGTTCCAGAAACTGTACTGTGTCTGCATCGCCGTAGCGCAAGAATGCGCGCCGTGCTAGCTCCACGTTTTTGTTGTAGTCACCGCCAAATTCCTGCTGAAGCTGCTGCTGATACTCGACTTGTTGCCTGTCGAAATTATCACGCGCGCTCTGATTATCTTGCTGTGCAATGTCAACCAGATAGCTTCGCAGTTGGTTTGCTTGATCTTGGTTCAATCCAATATCGTGTGCGGTTTTCTTAAAGTGATCCGGTGTCTCACCATCAAAGCTGTATCCGTCTGGAGATTCAGGCCGGCCCAGCCGGTTATAGATTTCTCCTTTGTCGGTTTCGCCGTTGATTCGGACAAGCTCTTCTCCTGGTGCGCCTAGCTTGCGAACCGCGTGTACGTAGCTTTTTGCCAGCTTTTCGATGCTGTCAAAGTTCCGCAGACTAGGTTCGTTTGCCAACTCGCCAGGAAGCGTGGTCGGATCAAAGTCGCCAGTAGGTTCGGGTTGTCCTCCACCACCTAAGATGGTGCTAGGTTCCGGTGCTACTTCAGTATTCGTTGTCGAGGTTTGTTCTACTTCGCTCATAGGATTCTCGCTCCATGCGTTCCAGGTCAGCGATGCTGATGTTTAAGTATGACAGCAGATCCGCTACTACAGAGCGCCTGCCATCGTTGAAATGCGTATGGTACGGATCATTCGCAACCATACAAGGACTGAAGATGAAGTTGCGCGAGCATAAGTCTGCTAGCACGCTTTTGCCATCTTCCGTGTCAAAGACACGTTCATAGAGCGCTTTACGCTCCTTCTCCTGCCGCTTTAGCATTAGCTAGTTGTGCTTGTGAGCGATTACGGTCTGCCATCGATATAAGGTTGTTGGCTTGCGCTACCGCCATTTGTTCTTGAAGCTGCTGCTGTCGCGCCATTTGTTCTGCTTCTGCTTCGATTTCTTCCTGAATCTCTTCGTCAGTTTTAAAGACAGAAGGTGGCACGCGCAGTATTTCAGCCGCCAGTGATGCAACTCTTCCAGTATCGAGCCTGCGCAGGATGTTCGGATCGATCTGCGCCATCGGAATCAGAAACTGGATCAGCGCGCTCACACTGGTAAGCTCGCCGGTTCGCATCGAAATCCCAACCGGATTAGTGTACTCAATGTTGAAGTTTGCTTCCACAAGGGCTTCTGGGGGGTCTGGAAGCATCCGGTTCTTAATCATGATGTTCAGCGTGCGCTCAACCAGTGGTCCCAGAAACTCAACTTCCTGGCGTGCGACAATCGGCCCCAGGATGCTAAGACGGTCCCGCTGGCGCTGGTTGACTTCGGTGGCACTGAAACGCAGCACATCACCATCGGGCGCAACCGGCCCAGGAAGCTCCAGCATATCGAGATAGAATGCACGGTTGATCGAATCTTTCACCATGCCCATTTTGGCTTCATTCAGATCCGGCCGGCCTGCGGTTTGTAAAGGAATGATCCTGTCATTCGGAGACAAGCCTGCGCGGAAAAAGTTCAACCCGCCTGGAGTGGTTCGTATCGGTGAAAGGAATCCATCGTCAGGAACCATCAGCGGGGGATCAACCAGCTTGGCGAGCGCTTTCAATCCTAGCTCTTCCATCTTGTTGAGCATCTTGGTATCCGCAAGTGCTTCGATCCCAGGCCCGCGCCCATAGATTTCTTGGCTGTTCCGTTCCCAGCGGCTGCACACGTATGGAAAGGTTTCAAAGCCGGAAACATTGACGATGTGGCTTTCCTTGAGCGGGCAGATGTAGACTGACATGAACGGCATGTTCATCGCAGACTGATCACCGAATGCGCGCTCCTTCCGAGGTTTGACGACATGCAGGCACTCAAACTCTTCATACTGCTTGCCGTCTGTAAATGCTTTGACTACTGATTCAGAAAGATTGTCGATGCCAAACTCTTCAACAAGCTGCTTCGCCGTCATCTTGATCTTGCGAAACACGGTATCCACGCGCCCCAGGTAATTGACTTGGAGATAACATTCTGAAAGAGAGAAGGTGCGGAACATCGGACCCTGCCCAGGCATGTCTAGCACCATCATCACACCCGTTCCGAATGCACCCAGGTCACTGTAATATTCGTGTGCGGCGGGATGGAAATTGGATTCCGGTGAATTGAATAACATGGCTGCGCGCCGCTGTGCTTCTTCAAGCCATAGCTGCACTTGCCGATCCTGCATCAGATCACGCTCCACCGTTAACTGGAACCAAGGAATGCTAGCATTGGTCAGAGTATTGTGAATGCCGCTGGAAAACCTTGTCAGCGCGCGCACCGCAGTTCCTTCATAGATTTTGTTGCGGCGCTTCTCTCCTGGTGCATACTCCGTGATGAAGTCTGCACGCCTGGGAAGCATGTACTCGCTAATCTCCTGCCAGTAGTTTTCCCAATTGTGTCGGTCGGTTTCTAGCTGCTGAAACTCCGTGACCAGTTCCTTGGTGAAGTCTCGCACTTGCGGGTCATTAACCACTATATCCTCCGATGCTTCGGCCGCTTCCGCTTCCGTATCCTGCGCCGCCGGTTAGATTGGTTTCTGCGCGTCCGTATCTTCCTGCGAGCATGCGCCGGATTGCATCTAATCGCGCGCGTTCTTCTTCAGCATCGTTTTGTGCTAAGTCTGTGGTGCTGGTGGGTGTATCATCTCCGCTTCCTGAACTAGCAGATGAACTGCTACCACCGCTGCCACCATCATCACCGCTACCCATTCCAAGACGGTTCATCCAGTTACCGCCGCCAAAACTTTCATTGTAAGTTCTTTCAGGATTTTCAATTCCTCTGTATAAACCTTTTCCTGCTTCTGCGAGATTGTTTCCTAAAAGCATTAAACCTGAATCCGGTCCTGTAAGCGCACCCAAACCCTCATTAAATTTTTCCAGTGTCACATTAAAAAAATTCCGGTCATTCGGTGTAGGAAGATTCGGTGTCGGTAGAGTTGGCGGCCTGCCATCAAAGCCGGTGCGGGCTGCTAGATAGCCACCGGTTTGACTTGTAGCGCGATTGATAAACTCTGAAAACATGCTCATGGTAGCTCCTATGCAAAAGATGATCTGCTGGTGAGTGCGGTTCGCCGCTGCACGTTGCCGCGCGTTCCACGTTTACGTTGTTCTACTGAAAAACCGTATTGACGTTGTGCTGAAGAGAGCATGTTCTGAATCTCTTGCTGCGAAGCGCCAAAACTTTCTAAGCGTTGCTGCGAAGCACTGATGTCTGAATCGAAACTTTCTACTTCAGAAGCAGCAGATTCATAGTTTTCAAAAACTGTAGAAAGGTCTTCTGCGCTGGCAGTAAGTTCTTGGTAAGGGTTGTAAACAATTCTATTGAAGTCAGCAATGCCCTTCTCTGCTCTCTTCTCAAGCTGCTGCAACATAAGACCAGTGTTAGATCCAGAAGGTTTATTCTGTATGCGCTCTAGTGCAGACATGTAATCTGCCCAATCGCCATAACCTTCTGTCTGCTTAAATTCTTCATACTTCCGGTCATAAAAAGATTGCGCGATGCTGTTTATATCAGTGTCATCGCTGTAGGAATCGATGTCTTCTTGAGTGCCGTAGGTTTCAACAAGACTTCTTCTGCCGCTTTTGTAATCACTCATCAAACCTTGTGCTTTCGTCACAGCTTGACTGCGCTGGCGCATAATATCACTTAATGCTGCACGCTCTGTATTGATCGCACCGGAAGTCTCACGATACTTTGCTTTCAGATTATATATCCTGGTTAATAAACTCATGATGCTAGCTGGGTTTCAAAGGGTTGCCATTCCTGCGCGCCAATCGCAAACTCCGGCCTTGGCTCAAACGAAAGCGTGCGTGCATAGCGAAGAGACTGAATCGCGTAGCGTGCTGCTGACATCAAGTCATCATTCTTCTTGATGATCTTACCATCCTGCCGGTGATATTGACGGTATTCCTGGAGAAATTGATCGAGGTGGTTAAAGACTTTGAGCCTGCCTGACTGCAAACGCTGAAGCATTTCCATGATCCCAGGTTCTATCGAAAGCCCACCTTCGGGATTTTCAAAGTGCTTGCCCAGCATCTCAACTCCCAAACGGCGGTACTGAGCCGCAAGCGGAGTTCCGCTACCCTTGTCTGCCTGCATGCCATCATGCGGCCAAGCCACTGGAATCCAGGAACCTCGATCCTTGATAGCTTGCGCGTGAACCACCGGTGTAGCTGCGCTGACACGATAAGCATCAACGACATAAACACAATCATTGTCACGATCATGGGCAAGCCACACCACAGCAGTAGGGTGGTCCCACCCGAAATCAATTGCTGCAATGCGTGCCCAATGCGTTGGAATGCTGAAAGAAGGCGTGATGATCTGATCTTCCGGCACAGGGAACACCAGACCGCTGCCAAGGATCGGAATTCCTTTTGAACGCATCTCGCGCTCATGCGGCGGTAGTGCTGCAAGGATTTCATCTTTGATCTCTTCTGAAAGATGTTTCGCATCATTCCATGTCGCCTGGAACAGCGCCTGCCCAGGTCGCAGTTCGTTCATGAATTGGCTGACGACATCAGTAACACCCGATTCCGGTGTAAACGTCATGTAGGTGATCCCACCGGTCTTCAAGGTCGCACGCAACGTTTGTGAGTAAATATCCTGCGGTGGTTCCTCATCCAGCCAGCACACATCCACGGCTTTACCCATCCATGCCTGCTTGCCCTGTTCGTAGGCTTTGAAGAACAACTTGGAATGCTTGCCGCTCACATGCTTCACGATCACCGCACTAAGCCCATTCGGAATGCCAGGACTTCGATCCGTGCGCACAATCAGTTCCTTCGGAATCGCGCCCTTGCCGAAATCTTCAGGATCTCCTGGTTCACCTAAAAGCTCTGCCTGAACAATATCGCGCGTGTTGTATGCAGTGTTTCCTGCCGCCCACGCCAGCGTAGCCCGATCAAACTTAATTCCTTCCCACCACTCTGGATACAATCCAGTGAGATGATACGACATCTCCGCAGCACCACAGAATGTCTTGCCGACTTTGTTTGCCGCCATCAACATTCGCTGGCGCGCATGCTTCGCGGTCTGATCCTTTGCAGCATGAAAACTCCGCTGATAGTCATACGGCGCGTATGCCAGCAGCTTGTTGGTTTCCAGGATCTCTGCGCGCTCGCTCAAGAGTTCTGCTACCTGACCCTTGAGCGTGTCATCCGATATGCGGTTAGCAGAAGGATCGTTGATCACTTTTTCTTGCGCCCGCGCATCGGTTTCATTCCAGCAGGAACTTTCTTCTTCTTCATCGTCTTTCCGTATGCCATAAGATCCTTTCTTGAGTCAGGGAGCATCATTTGCGTTTAGGTTTCTTCTTTGCTGTCTTAGCACTTTTGCGAAAGTCGGCTGCCGATGGCGCGCCTTTAGATCCAGGCTTGCGCATCGTTTCACCGGAACCAGCTTTGATTCTTTTGCGCTTCGCATGAATGTTTGCGTATAAACCACGTTTTGCCATGTCAACATTTCCAGGCTCTTAGCGCCTTATTGATTCGTGAATTAGGATCGCGCGCCGTCTTCTTGGAAGTCAGCTTCTTCTTCATTCCTTGCATGCGCGCACAAAAACTCTTCTTCCTGGCTTTCGCTTTCTTGCTCTTCGGATTCGGAGCCGGTGGCTTCAGTGTGCCGCCAGTTTGCTTCTTATAGCTCGCCCTGCCTTTCGCATTAAGCCCGCCACTTTTCTTCTGACCTTCTTTCCGCTGCCACGCAGGGGTTTTCTTTTTCTTCGCGCTCATGTCATCAGTTCACTACCTCCCCCTCTGAAATATCCTGCCGGCTTATGATCTTGCGCTTGCCGGTCAGTAAATCCGCTGTCTCGCGCCCTAGCATCGAAACCAGTTCCGCTTCAATCTGTTCTACTGTGCGCGCTACCTTCGTATGCTCAATGCGCTCCGCTGGCTTAAAGCCTGCGCGATCCAGCCAATCCATGCTGGCTTTCAGGCGCACGCCCTCTGATTTTCCTGTCAGTGCTAAACTCTTGATGTTGTCTAGCATCTGCTTCGCTGATAATCCTAAATCTGCTGATACTTGATCCTGAATCGCGCGCTTCATCTTTTGCATCTTTGCGCGATCATTCGGGTTCATCAGAAGCTTGCGATCCTCTACCGGCATCTGCATCGCTTCCTCTAAAACTTCGGTGCTGGTGCGTGTGGGTTTGCTCGACATTGCTGGTTGTGGTGTGCGCGTGTTTTTGGCCCCCGGGTGTGGGGGCTAGATAACCTAAGACATCGCGCGGTCCATTTTGTTGGGCCACCCCTAGCAGCCGGCAGCCTAGCATTTGCAACGGTTTGCGGCCTGCTGGCTTCCTTGTTAGCTGGCTTATTGGCTGGCCTGCTAGCTATTCCATTAATTCATCCAGGCCGGCGCTGTCAAGCTTGCTGGATGCGCTCATTCTTGCGCTGCTGCATGCTAGGCATTGGACATGCTGCGATCATATCGGACTAGCTATCCGGTGCGCGCCGGTTTTCCTTGTCTTCAATGCGCCAAGATTAAAACAATTGATTCACCCGCACGCGCGCTCCTTCATTATCCTCGATCATCCTTCATGTTTTCTGCTT